CGAGTCCGCGTGAAGAAATACCAAGCTTAACACCAGACTCAACGAGCGACCTCAAAATTTGACCGGAAGGAGTCTCCAATATCTTCACCTTTCCAAGCACATCTTTTCCATCCCACCAGATCTCGGTAACCAAGTGGGACGCATTCTTTAAATTTATAACCGAGTCTTCTGGGTGGTCTAACTCTCCTAGTGCTCGGGATTCGCGGACGAGCTTTTTATAATTGTTCACTTCGCGCTCTAAAATAGCCTGCGGATACACTCTGCCATTTCCATTTTGTGCTTCGGCTCTTTGCATAACGCCCGACAGATACATAGCACCATTTTGAACCTCGCGCTTTTCTTCTTCTGTGAGCAAATCTTGGCAAATGCCTCCTTCGCACAGTACATAATATTCTCTTAAAAGTTTTTTAGACATCAAAACCACCCTCTTAAAGCGGGCACCACCCGCGTGATTATGCTGCCTTTGCAGCAACGACGAACAGGCTGGAGCCCCCACTTCATCGTCATTATACCTGATTTAACTAAAGGTTCCATATTTTCCTTACCTCTTTAACTATTGTGAATGTTTAGCCCGGTATCGCCAATAAGCATGTTTAAAGCGTAGGAGGTGCCTGAACTAAGCCACCCTAATAATAGAGCATTTGCTAAACTATAATCAAAATTAAATAGTTCTGTTGCGTTGTTTATACTAAACAAAAAGACACCAACCCAGAACCCCATACACATCGGGCACGAAAAAAAGTAATGGGATGGTCGTATTCGATTAAATATTTTGGCATAACACAAAGCTTGTGTCAACCCATAAGAACAAAGTACAAAGTACAAGAGGTCTAACATCGGTGTCCTCCTTTCTTAGTTTATGTTTTATTTTCAGCGACACCGTAGACGTAACGACCAGGGTAGCCGGCGGGCGGAATGCTGCCCTTCCTGGGTTCTTCCGGCACCTGCCCAAGAGGGGTGGTCTCCGAAGCGGGAGGATCTACGAGTTGTTCATCGTTATAATCTTCATACGCGGACTCCCATTCATAATAGGGGAGTTCATTTTCCATAAACCGCCCGATAGTAAGAAGGGCGATCTCTACTGGATCTCTACCATCTTCTAATATTGGAAAAGTTCCTTCTAAAGAAGCGTAAACGTTTCCTCCCTGAATACTGTCAGGATAGATGATCCCCTTGTCTCTTAAATAATCGAAGAGGCGGCTCTGAGCTTCGTAAACACTGTCAGACATCGAATCCTTAGATAAGGCTAAAATTTTATTAGAAGCAGGAATGATCACTATATCAATTTCAGAATGATCTCTTATAAGCAGCTCCCCTGCAAGGGTGCGGCGCACGTTAAGCTCCAAAGAGACTTGAGGCTTTTTTGGGGCTGACAACGTAGAAGGGGGACGCAGCGCGGGGTTCCCGACGATAACCTCGATAGTCATGATTCCAGCGCCTCTTTAGCCAACGCTTGTATTTTTAATATATGGCGTAGGGCATCTTCATCTAGTTGTTTTTCTTTCAAGCTATTGAGGCGTTCTAAAACCACTGTTAAACCATCTGCCATTTCTTTATCGTTAGCAAAATCTGACGTGGTGGATGCCCCGGTAAGAGCCGTGCGTAAGCGCGTGACCTCTTCATTTACATATGCCTTTAAAGAAAGTGAGTTGTCCGAAAAAGAAATAATATATCTCGAAAGAAGCTCCTTTTGTTCTGGAAGGAGTTCCTTACCATATTTTTCATTAAACTTGGTGACAAAAGAATTATAAACTAAATTATCAACATGTTCCATGTTCTGTTCGCCCTGAGCGGGGGTTTCAGACATTAACTGTGTTACCTTTTCTTGTAACAACGCACGCTCTTGAGGAGTGGTGGTGGGACTAAACATTTGAGCGATGGTCGCGAGGCTCTTATAGTGAGGGACAAAGTTAGAATATACTGATGATCCTAAAGCCTTGTTTATTTTGTTGATGAGTGCAGTTTGCTCACTAAAGACCTTTTGCTGGTTAAGGCGACGATGGTCGTCACAGACATTAAAAATTAACCCTCGGGCATGGTGTTCGCTAGTGGCGTTGCTTTCATAAAGGGCTTTATACAGGCTCAGTTCTTTGTAAAGAAACGTACTTTTATAAAAACACTCTTTCAATAACGAGATTGCTGCCACTTTCCTATTCGGATCTTGTTCCACAATTGCCTTGGTCGCTTCCATGACTAGGGCTTCGAAAAGAAAAGCGGTATTTCTTTTCTTATTATGACGAAACTTTGTCTTTTTGGTCATTCTTTTTCCTCTCTAAATTTGAAATTAATTGTTCGACTTCTCGGCTAACCTCAAAAATCCTCTTTTCGTTTTTATCTTCACGGTTTTTATAAATAGATTCCTGAGATTCTGAAATCCCTTTACCGAGTGAAGTTAAATCCCCCAGTCCCTTGAACAAGTTTCGGGGAGTAGAGCTAGCTAGTTCACCCGCATACTGTCCTTTGATGTGGCGCCTCCGAGCGCCCATGTCTCTCTTGTCCGATGCAACCGGAGTGTACATTTTCCCCTTCGCGCCAGGAGTCGTATAGGGTTCGCGCTTGGCAGGAGCGGCGAGCAATGTCTCATCTTCATCACCTTCGGGCTCTTCCTCTGGTTCGGTGTCGAACAAATCTTCTAGTTCCTCGTCGCCCTCGCCTGCCTCGTCGCCCATGGCTCCTCCAAAGTCGTCGGCTGCTCCACCACCGATGCCACCGGACGCTCCCTCGGCAATATCGTCTTCAATCTTTGCAAGGGTGGAAGTAAACTTGCGGTCATAAAACATCTCACGCTCATTCCTTAGAATTTCCTCATCAGAAAGCGAGAATATGTTCTGAGCGACCCAGCGGCGACTAAAGTAGCCCTCAGTAGCGTTAGCCGCAACGTCAAACTTCGTCCGAAGGCTCTCCAAGTGCTGCATTTCCGCAATCTGAGAGGGGTTGTTGAGCTTTAAATGGAAGGTGAGTAAGTCTTCTCCGCGAAAGCCAAGGGTATATAGGTGAACAATTCCTACCTTTTCGAGTTCAGATACAACGGAACGCTGAAGGCGTTGAATAGTGCGAGCAAAACGAATATCTTTTTGTGCTAAGGTCGTCTTATCTTCATCCGCGCCTTCACCGCGAGATAAATAAGATTGTGGCACCTTCAACGCAGAAAAAAGCTTGTCCCGTAAATACTTTACATCATCAATACTGCCTTGGTTGTTCCCTCCAGCTAGAGTCTCGATGCGCGTGGAACTCCCAGCCCCACGAACGGGAAGATAATAGTCTTCGTCAACTGACATAGGGTTATAGCGGAGATCTACTCTACCCGTATCTGGATCGACAACCTGATTCCTTTTCATTTGAGTCATTGCTTTCTGCATATATTGCTCCACATCATCAGGAGCAATATTTCCCACATCAATATAAAAGACTCGGCGTTCGGGGGCGCGGACGATCCTATAGCTCATCATAGCATCCTCAAGAAGGGTGAGCTGCCTCCAGATCCGCCGGGAGGGTTCCAAAACAGAAGAGCCATATGGAGCGTATTTATCATGACCCAGTATTCGAAAATGAGCAACCTGCCAATTTTCAAAAGTTAAGCCAGCGGCATTCCACTGGTATTGGACGTAATTGGGGTTAGTGGGGTCTTCGCCTTCTAAGCGCTCAATTTCGGGGCTCGGCAAGCCTATGGCATTTCGAACGCCGGCTGTTTCATCTATATCCAAATACAAAAAGAAGTCGCCATACTTACACATGGTGCGACTCCAGCCGAATAAATTAAAATCAATATTGAGAACCTGATGATAGAGTGTCATTAGCACAGACTTGATCTCTTCATTGGGGCAGTCAATGGTAATCAAAGGCTGAAGCTGGTTTGATGTAGTCATTTCATCCGCATAGATGTCCAGGGCAGAAGCAATCTCGGGCGTAAACTCCATTTGCTGAAAATCGGAATATCTTTCCGCTCTGATCTGGTTGATCATGTAGCCGCTGTTCAGTGAATCAAAAGGGTTATAAGTTGTCTTCTTAAATTGCTGACCACTGGGGGTGGTAAATCGGCTCCCATAGTTAGAGTAAAACCTCTTCTTCCCTCGAACTATGTCCTGCCGACGATAGTTGACAATTGGACCAGAAAAAAGGCGTGTGAGCCTCTTAAAAAGAGCTGAAGCGGGGTTCTTTGGGTTATCAGTGTTATTAGCCATATTTCTCGTCTATCCTTTATAAAGCCAAAGGAGTTCTCTCATCTTTTGAATCTCATCGGCATACTCTGTACGAGGGGAGGACTTATATCCTACCATACCTTTAATAGAAGTGTTAAGACTTCTTCGACTTGTTGACATAGCATTTACCAATGCTTTGCTATACTCTGCATCTTGGTGGTTATTAGTGAGTACAGTATCCCTCACCCAACAAGCAATTGATGCAGCTAAAACTAGGTCATCGTTATATCCTTTCATTGCCTCTGGTTTTCCGTTGTTCCACACAAACGTTTTAACCTCATTAAAGAATCTATGGGACTTAATATTAATTAGTCCATTTCTGATGAATTCCTCCAGCTTAGCAATAATAAGGGGTCTTGTTTTCATCGAGGTCGTAAAGCCTGGGATGCTGTTGCCAGAATAGGAGGCGTTCAGCGGAGATAAATATTCGTGTGTGCCCTTGGCAGAAAAATAAATATTGGGATATTCCATCTCTTGGAGCTTGCTTAATACAGCATAGCCTATATTGTTGTTCTCCACGACTACCATGCACTCTCCGTATTGCTTTCCCACATTAAAAAGAACCCCGGCGAACATATCAGGCTCGACGCGCCCCTGATATTCTGCTACCTGGGTCATGGTGAGCGTATCAAAAACGTGAAAAGCTGAAAAGTCTTTACCATCGCCGCGAGCAACATCCGCTACCAACAAATAGGCTCGATCTGGGCTCGCTTCCTCCCAAATATGAAGATTTCGATCAAAACCTGTGCGATATTTTGGTTCGCACAACACACCCTCCATCCCTTCGATATGTTCAGGGTGAATAACAGTCTCGCCCGACATATTAAAATTACACTCCAGTTCTTGAGCGATTTGGCGGCGAGACATATTTTTGGTTTCTCGGCTAAACCAGACTTCATCGCGATCGGGGTGTGCGTCCCAGGAAAGCTTAAAGGATTGAAAGTCGTTAGTTCCTTCTTCTGCCCCAACATAAGTTTGATGAAACCAGTTGCCAACCCCATTGGGGGTGCTCAACGCTATACAGCGACCACCAGTGCTCAGAGTAGGATATAAGCCGGTCCACAGTTCTTCCAGTCCCTGAATGTGGGCTGCCTCGTCAAGAACCAGAAGAGACAATGCTTCAGATCGACCGGCATCAAAACTTGTAGAGGAGGCTTTAATCTGAGATCCGTTAGACAACTCAAAAGATGTTCTATTGTCTATTGAGATGGTAGCAATCTGCATCCATGAAGGGGTGCTCTTCACTAGGCTCTTAACTTTTTTAACTAAGTTGGCGGCAGTTTGAAACTTCGTCGCCATGACAATGATATTTTTGTCTCTATGGAAGAGCATCATCCACGCCACATAGCCAGCAACTACAGTAGAAATCCCTAACTGACGTGCCTTGAGTATGACGCTAAAACGATTCTCGTTAAAGCTCCCTAAAAGCTCGCTCTGGTAGTCGTAAGTATTAAAGGGGATCGTCCCGTGCATAGGGTGGGAAATCTTAACATACTTGTTGAGGAAATAAGTGGGGTCTTTACCTGCTTTTAAAACTTCCTTCAGGATATCTTGCTTGGTCAGTTGAGGCATTATTCATGCTTCTCTACTCTTCTGCGGGACGAGAAAGAAATCCTGCACGCGAGCGTAAAATATCGTACATGACCTCCTGCACCACATCTTGAGGGAGCTTCATGATAACTGCCACGGCGGCGTCGTAGTAATCGCCACCGTATGTAGCTACAACCTTCTCAAATATGGAAAATGTCTCGTCGTGAAATGTCTCATCGGAAGGGTCTTCGTTTACTGTGCGAGTGGCGTGCCGGGTCACTTCTTCCTTGATTATCTCTTTCAATCGGCGGCGTGTGATCTTCATTGGTCTTTTTTCCCTAAGTCTAAAAATCTTTTAACGGCATCACGAGTTTCATAAGGACGCGCTTTCATTGAGCCTTCCCCTTTGAGATTGCCAATTTTATAGGAGCAGGATGCTTGTACCCACGAGCGCAACCGACTAATGCTCTGGACTTCTACGTCGGGAGCACCATCCTTTGCCAATTGCAATTCTTCTCCCAT